ATGATTGCGTTATAAGTTCCACTAGTTGTTTCATCCCTAGTAAGAGATTGCATATTACGCCCATATTTAATAACTACTCCATTATCTTTACCTGCATGTTTCAGCATTGTGAGATAATAGTTATTAAACCTAAATTCTCCATTGTATAAAGCTTCCATTGTGTTAGTGGTTTGATCCCCAGCTTGGTCAGCTCCAAAAATAGCAGCATTAGCATTACCTAACTCTTTAAAGTTCCAGCCTAAGTTTGCAACGGTAGGAATATCACTAGCAAAACCTAACCCTGAAACAGGCCATGCCAAAGCATCGCTAATTAAATCAAATGCTCTATTCGGCCCAGCATGTGCTTCACTGATATCCTTTTTGAGAGGAATATTCGATAAATCAGACCAGACATGATTAGCAGTAATTGACATTGAAGTCATACTCTTAGATACGTCTACAATTCTAAATTGTTGATTTCTTTCATCGTCTTCTAGTCCCATATCAGCCACAATTATCATGCCCTCAGTTATGTCTTTGCTTAAAGATGCATTAATCGGATAAGTCATTGCTAAAGTAGGTATCTGATTTCTATTTTTAGTAATTGAAATAGTAAGTAAATCCTTAAGTGATCCCAGACCTTCAGTATTAAAGTCAGAAATATATGTTTCATAAAGTCGAGGAATCATACAATTGCTCGCCTCCATCTTGGTTGATATTCAAATTTTGAATAGTTGCCTTGCAAAGATATAGTATTTTTACCTGGTATTAATTCCGGATATTCATGATTAGGCAAAATTGCCCTGCTTGTCCGTCTTTCTGTCATCGATTTATAAACCAAACATTTTTCACTATCTATAAACAATTCATTATCTGTATCTTTAAACTGATAGTCCAAACCATTAATTGTCAATACAAAATCGCCATTACCAACAATATGAAATAATGGCAAAGAATTATACTGTGATGGATTATAGATAGGTAATGTTGAAACCGGCTGATATTTAATTGATTCATCATTAATTAAGAAAGGTTTGCAAGCCAAACTCATTGTTACATTCGCAATATTATCTTTTTGCGGTGTAACCGTGGGACTTTCACTTACGTAAGCTTCCCAATGCCAACCCCTAAATTGCTCAAAATAAAAGGGTTCATACTTAACAAACTTGTCTTTGCATGTTAACCAATCGCCAAAATCCATGCCCCACGTGAACCAATCTTTATAGAAAGTAGGACGTTCAACAATAAAATTTATTTGTTGCGTAATATCTGTATAGTTCAAATTATCATTAATATAAGAGCCATTTACCCCCACAACCTGAGTGAGAGAAACATTTCTTTTAGTAGTAGCTTGAACTAATGGATAAACTACCATAGCACCATAGTAATCAGAACCTGTTCCATGATAAATTAATCTACCTAATGACACTTATACCCTTCTTTCTATTAATTGAATTCAATCGCATTCTTGCATTTACAACTTCGGTAACTGAATTACCTAAAGCTTGTTTATCTACATTTATGCTAGTTTCAACTGTTGCTGGTGCGGTAAGAATAGCAGTAAGCAAATCTATCACTTTATCTAACTTTTCTCCTAAACCATCAGTATTAGTATTAACAGATTGAATATTATCTCTAGCAGCAACAATGGCAGCAGTCTTACCAAGCAATTCATAAGAACGACTAGATTTAACTGCTGATAATGGAATAGCCATTTCTAAGCCAGCTTCGCCAAAAATAGAAGGCTGGTTAGCAAGACCGCCAATTGCATAACGTTTGTGTCCTGTGGGTCCCCAACCTGCTCCAAAGTGAATATCATTACGCCAGTTAGAATCATTAAATAAAGCAAGCAATTGATCCCAGTCATGGTAAATATTGCCATGTCCTTTAACTTTATATGCATTAAAAATAATAGTTTTGTACTGCAATAATCCTCGTCCTGGACCAGAACCGTCACCATCTGGATCAGCTCCTGGCTGTACAGCGCTAGGATTACCACCGGATTCACCAGCAATCATAGAAATGATTTTTCGGATTTCTGTTGGAGTAACTGAGGTATGCATTGTTTCAGCAGCATTTTTAATTTCTTCGCCCCAACGTTCAGCACCTGTACCAGCAGGGTCTTTTGCATCAGCTGCAATGCCAAATAAGTCCCCAATTTTACTAATGAATTTAAAAAAGCCACCCATACCAGGTAGCCCTTTAATAAACTTCTCTAAGTTAGAGTTTGCTTTAACATTGCCGTCTCCGCCTTCAGTCTTTAACCCTGGAATGCGACGATAGCTTACTTCACCCTCGTGGAAGTCCGAAACATTAGCCATTCCAATACCAGAGCTTGGATTCATAGCTGACCACACTTTACCGTTGCCAGCATAAACACCAACGTGGTTTCGTCCACCTGGTCCAAAGAATACTAAGTCTCCAAATTGTGGGTCTTTAACTCCGCGTGAAGCAGAATATTGATCTCCTGAATAGTGAGGAAAACTCTTACCAAAGGCTTTCTCTAAGGCGTACTTAACTAATCCCGAACAGTCAAATGCATCTGGACCTTCAGCACCCCAAACATAAGGCTTGCCTTTACCATATTTTTCAACTGCTCCAAGTAAACCGCCTTCCGCTTCTCCATCAAGAGAACTAGATACCATATTCCAAAGCGTCTTCCAGAACTCGCTTACTTGTTTCTTACCTTTGTCAAAGCCTTTAGTAATCATGGTATGGAATGCACCGCGAGATAAACCCTTAACGCCAGTCCATTTAAATATGCCATCTAAAGCTTTCTGTGGGTGCGAGATTATTTCTTTAGCCTTTTCAAAGAACTTCTTCATGCCTTCCATAGTGTCCTTGGCCCATGAACCAATACCACCAAAGAAGTTGCCAACGTTCTTACCAATATTGCCAAAGAAACTACTAATACCACCGTTTGCAAAGCGAGCAATACCCATAGCATTCATTAAGTTCTTAGTATCAGTTGCATTAAGAATTTCATCACCAGGCATAAGCATTGTAGTAGTATTTCGACCTTGGAAGATACCAAATTCTCCAGTTGTCGGACGGTAAAGAGCTTCTTTATTGCCAGTTTCTGGCGAATCGTTACCATCATTAACCATTGCTAATGTTGGTTCAGTAATCGCACGTCTTTGAGAACTAAAATATCCAGTACCAGTTGCAAAATGAGATAACTTTTTAACAGTAGAGTGACCACCACCGAAGAAGTAAATGACATCATTAACAGCTCCAATACCGCCGTTAACAATATCAATTAAACCATTCATGGCATTTTTGCCTAGCTTCTGCATAGCCTTCCACATATTAGAGAAGATACTATTTACTCCTTTAGATAAATTAGACCAGCCTTTTTGCCAATTTTTGCCAAAATTGCTGAACCATGAATTCATGTTTCTTCCCCACTTAGAAGAATCAGATTTCATATCATTCCAGGTGTTACTAGTATTACGTTTTATATCATTCCATTTATCTGAAAAGCCTTTTTTAAGCTTATTTAGACTGTCCCTTGAAGTAGCTTTTAAAGCTTCAAACAAGTTTCCATGATTTTTCTTTAAGTTTCTAGAAAAATCATCATAAACATCTAGTTCGGCCTTATGATGGTCTTTCCATTTTTTTCCTGCTTCACTAGCGTAATTTTTAAGATTGCCAAGTAAATCTTTTGTGCCTGATTCTGCACCTTTCTTGACGCTCTTCCAAGTACTATCAGCTGATTTATTGAGCCCTTTCCAGTGAGAACTCCATGATTTTTCGGCTTTCTTCTTATAAGAATTAAATGACTTAGTTAATCCTTTAACTCCATTATCATAATTTTTCTTGGTATCTTTAGCCCAAGACTGAACACCTTTCTTGGTAGACTTCCAATGCTTGTCCCAAGACTTTTTAAAGTCTTTAGTCCATTTTGAGGTTTGCTTACTGATGTCCTTATAAGCTGTCTTGAATAACGTACCCTTTTGAAAAGCCTTGACGTATTTATTCTTAGATAAATTCTTAAAGGTATCGCCAAAACTCTTATTAAACTTCTTAAAAAAGTTGTGCCCATTTTTAAGAAAGTTATCGTAGCCTTTCTTAATATTAGGTCCAAGTTTCTTTATAAAGTCCTGTGAGTTTTTAACTGTTTTATCTAAGTTTTTCTTAGAATCTTTACCAAATTTTTCAAAGCCTTTACCTACATTAGACCAATATTTATCCCAGGCTTTCTTTTCTTTTTGACGTTGCTTTTCGGCTTATTCTGCTGCCTCCTTTTGTTCAGCTTGTGCTTTCTTATTAGATTTTTGGATTCCTTTCCACCAAGAATCTATACCTTTTCCAGCTTTGCTTAAAGCGTCCTTAGTAGACCAGCCTAAATTCTCGATAGACCAGAAATTCTTAGGTGGCTTTTTAGATTTCCAACCACTCAAAAATTCTTTGGTTGCTTTACCGCCCCAGCCACCAGCTACCTTACCAATCTGAGAACCGATTGCTGCACCAGCAGGACCACCAAAGAATAAACCAATACCGCCACCAATTGCAGAACCTATTCCTTTTCCTGCATCTTGGTATTGCTTCATTGATCCTTTCTTATCTTTGAATGCAGATAGGATAGATGAACCAGCATCTAAAGCAACACCTACACCTGCTACACCAGTAGCAACTTTACCAGCTGTTGACAAGCCACCAAATCCACCAGCAGATTTTAAAGATCGAAATGCACCGCCAAAAGACTTACCAGATAACGCATTGCCAGCTAAAGATTTAATTTTGCCAAAAACAGTTGAAGCAGTAGAACCTAATTTAGCTAATGCGGCTTCTGGTCCTTTCAGTTCTTTAATTGTATCTAAACCCTTAAAGCCTGCATGAAGTGCCTTAACCCCTTTATAAGCTTTAACACTACCACTAGCAATTGAAAATAAACCACTTGTAACTGGTTTCAAAGTCTTAATTGCTGCAATAGCAATAATTGCCTTAGAAATCCATTGAATCGCTTCTTTATTTTTAGCTAAATTATCTAATACCACTCTTAATTGTTTCAGAGGGTCTTTCGACTTTAAAGCATTCTTACTAGTTAAACCAAAGGCTTCAGCAATATCAACAATTATTTTAGAAAGAGTCTTCCAAGTATCTATTGCAATATCTTTGGTAATGGACATAAGATCAGACCCAATACCTACAATATCGCCTTTATGCTTGGCAATGTAGTCTAATGCTTGCATTCCAAGTTTAGCAACTTTTTGAATTGCTACACCAAGCATTTCAGCACCATCTTGTACTGGCTTTGACTGCATTAAGTCAGCTAACTGTTGCATTCCTGATGTCTTCGCATCAAATAATGGTTGGGCCATTTTAGCTTTTAAGTTATTCCACGAATCCTGCATTGACTTTGCAGCTCCGCCTTGGGTTTTTCTAAAAGCTTCAAAAGCCTTACCACCATCTTGACCAGCTTTTTCAACTAACTCTTCAAATTGTTTAGTTGACATTTTGCCAGAAGCAACCATCTTACCAAATGCTTCTTCTGACATTCCAGCTGCTTTAGACAAAGCCGCACCTAATCCCGGCGCTTGCTTACTCATTCTTTGCCATTGCATTGCTGAAACTTTAGAGCCACTAAGAGCCCTAGCCATCGCACTTGATAGCCCAACCATTTCTCCAGAAGTCATCTTAGTCGCATCCCCAATGGTTGCAATACTTTTAGACAAAGCTAAAGTATGCGACAAATTACCATTAGTTAAACGATTCATATTTAACTGTAGCTGATGAACTTCGTCCCCAGTCATTGCAGTATTAGACTTCAAATAGCCCATTTGATCTACTAAGATCTGAGTATCATTTTTATTTTTACCTAATCCAGCCCACTGTGCTCGAACTTTACCAATTACACCATCAAGCTGCATACCTGATGTAATAGTTGACTTTAGTCCAGAAGTTAATGAACTAAAACCCGAAGAAACAGCATTGCTTAAAAGATTTGCACTAAAAATCTTTTTAAACAAAGAATGCGTATGTTTAGCTTCTCCATTGACTCCAGTAATTTTAGATTTAAATCGATCAAAAATTGATGGATTGGCTTTCTTCATCTCTGAAGATAAGCCCGACATTTCAGATTTGGTTTTAGCTAAGCTTGTGGCCGTTTCATCTACACGTACCTTCTGACGTCTATATGCTTCACTAGATTTACCAGCTTCAGAAGCAATCTTAGATAATTCATTAGATTGAATTTTGTAAACTTGATTTAGTTTGTCGTATTCACGTGATAAACCAGATAATTTAGCCTTATTAGCTTCCTCATGCTTGCCTTCTGCTTCAAGTCTTCCAACATAAGCATTACTTGACTCAGTAATTTTTCTAAGTTCACTTTGTGCGCTTGCTAATCCTGACTTGTAGTAATCAAGCGAGTTACGAGCTTTTTCTTGTTGCTGACTTAATTTAGCAATTCTTGTAGTAGCATTAGCAACATTACGTTCAGCCGTAGCAATTTCTTTCGAATATCTTTCGTATTCGTTGCGGCCTTTTTCTGTGGTTGTATCAACCTTGGCTTGAGCTTCTTTTAAGCTGTTTAATTCAGATTTATTACGTTCTAATAAAGATTGTTGTTTCTTTAAAGTATCGCCTAAGCCTTCATACTTAGCTTTTGCAGCTCCCAGTTGATCTCCAGCTGATTTTAGTTCGGCAACTTGTGCTTTCCATGCACTAGTAGCAGAAGATACCTCACTTTTTAAAGATTTAAGGGTTTGAATCGGCTGTTCGCCATCAAGAGAAATTCGTGTACTAAAATCGCCAACCGGTATTTTTCCCGCCATTATTTAACCTCCTTTCTAGTTTTTCCTTGCGCTAATTGACTTAATGCCCATTCACTAGCATCTACTGGACGATCTTTACGGCTTTGAGCTTCCATAATTTGTGCCCAGCGATCTGTGTCAAATGCCTCTATTTCATGTGGCGATACATGACCGTTAACGATTGCATCTTGTTCTGTGTAATCAATATCTTCGACAAATTCCGACCAAAATTTATTTACTTCCCACGGTGTCGCTTTTCTTATCTGATTCGGAAGCCTCCGTGTCTTCCTTAATATCAAGAATTGCAAATGTTAAGCGCTTAGCCACTTCTGCAATGGCATCTGTACTCAAGTCATTGTCTTCAAACTTCTTTTTCTTTGCTTTTGTATTAATACCAGCTAAATCTTCAATAAAAGCTAAATATTTTTCAGTAATCTTTAATTCAGTTTCAGAAGTTAAAGTAACTTGATTTACTTGCGGTGAAATTGCTAAGGCAACTGATTCAACTCTCATATTCCAATAATCTGGATCAGTTGAACCAAAACCTGTTCCATATTTATCTTCTAAGCGTTCTAGCGTACGTTCATCTTCTGATTTAGATTTATCAAGCTTTTGTAAAACATTCATATCTCTAACTGCACTAGAAAAATCCCGTTGTGCATCTAATTGAATTTGAGAGATATCTTGATTAAGTTGACCAGCCTTTCTTTTCATGCCAAAACTATGGTCAACTCCGATTGGCTTAAGTCCCAATTCTTTTGCTTCAACAGTTATTTGTGTCATCTAAAAAATCCTTTCATATAAAAAAAGCAGGATTCGAACCTGCTTCATTTGTTCCTACCTCTCCCACCCTGCTCTTGCTAATGTCCAGTTCCAGGTCCAGCCGGCGTAGAGGCCTGTTGAAAGCCGTCAACAATATAAGCCAACATTGCTTCCTCATTTTTCCAAGCCGGATCACGATCAGGATCTCCAACGAAAATTTGATAAAGCAAATTGTCAGTTGGGCGTGCTTGTGGAGTAACAGTAAATGTATCGTGAACAGTTACTGGAGAAGCTGCATCAGTTTGCATGTTTACACCAGTACCAGGTGTGAATGTGCAGTAAGGGAATGCATAGTATACTGGAAATCCATGATTTTCAGAAATTGCAATATAAGCACCTTTAAATAAGCGTTTATCTGCGCGCTTATAACCACCATGAGTTTCATCTTTATACATGCCTTGCAATAATGAACTAATATCAAAAGGCATGTCGTTCACTGCTAAGGTTGCAGAAATATTTTCAATACCAACTTCACTTTCGGCAATGGTGTTAGATCCATAAACTTTTTGAATAGTCGGATTCAAACCTGTGATATTACTTTGAGTAGTACCTTTAGCAGTTTGCAGATCGGCTTGAAAAATACCTTGAGCTTTATAGCGACCATACTTCTTAAATTCATCAACGCTCTTTAATTTTGCGTTATCGTCTTCAGGAGCAATTAATGCTCTTGCAAAACCGTTTAATTCCATTAGGTTAATTTCCTTTCATAATTACGTAAAAAATGAAGAGTGAGCATACTTTCTCCTGTTTCTGGATCAAAACCTTCATCAGGTCCATACGTCACTCTCCACTTGGGCACTAAAAAAGACACAATCGCATTTTTGATTGTGTCTAAATTAGCTGTTTTATTTTCATTCCCAATAAATACTTGAACTTCTATTTCTTGAACTTCCACAGTGGGAACATTTGAACCATAACCGGCATAGCTTCCAATAACTGGAGTGATTAGCAAATCAGTTTTAGTATTATCAATTTTCCCTGTTATTCGCTTTTTATAATAGCGATCGACTCCGGGCACTTTATTTAAAATAGCTTGATATGCGTCATTTATCGCTGTCATGGTTCATCACTTCCTTAAATGCCTTTAATTCAGCTTCCTTAACTGATTTCTTAGCTTCTTGTTGTGCCTTATCAAGAAAATGCATGTTTTTATAACGTTTCGGGGACATATGATGCTGCCCATTGTTAACAATTTTTGCTAAAAAATCATAGTATTTTCCTTCAAAGCCCACATCAGTATCGCCCGTATGCAATTTATCAGCCGTATAACCAGGTTTATATGTAATGCTGTCCTGTAAGTGTTTAGTCTTTCGATTCCGATTATGATGCTTAGCATTAGCATGACCAGCAGAGCGCCCTCTTCGATAGATTTCATTGCTTCGTGGCGTGCGATCATGCAATACCGTACTAAACGCTTCAGCGCCTTCACCAGTGATCTTAGCCTTATCTTCAACGGATAATTTCATACCTTTTTCTACTTCATTAACCCAGTTATTTAAAAACTCTCCCATATCATTAGCCATGATCTTCAACCTTCTTAACAGTCACTAAATCATAGCTTGTGGGAGAGTTCTTTTCATCTGGATTTATATGAACAACCTCATACATCTCTCCATTAACTATAGCTCTTGAAATTTGATCCCAGAAACTATCTAAGCGATGATGAACTGCATACATTCGCTGGTCAGCTAAATTAAGCCCCTGCGCTTGAATAATTTGCGTTGTGTTCAAAGTATAGGGGATTGCTAAAGTCGTCCACAGAACGGTTATTGTAGGCTTGGGATTGTCGTTTTGGTCGTATTCTGGTTCATCAGATTCTTTGCCAAACTCAATTCTCTGAGTCTGACGACTGGGATTTAGTATTCTGACCATCTTGAGCCTCCAATTCTTTAGCATATCTTCCTCTTAATTGACCAATAATGGCATTCGTCACTATGTCAACATTAACTACAGCCCCAGAAGTAATACTTACTGGATTTTGCACATAAGAAGCAGCTAAAGCATTACAAACTAACGTATATAGTGGTTTATTTTCTTCAGAAATGTAGAAGTCCTTGACATCAGTACCGATTGCATGCTGAACATAACTTTCAGCAGCAATTAAAGCACTAGACATACGTTTTTGTAGGCCTTCATCTAGTGAAGTATCTTCATCAAGATATCCTAATGACCTCTTAAGGCCATCAGTGATCTTAAGATAAGTGGTCATTAAGAATCACCTCTAACTACTTACCAGTACCAGCGGTACCTTGAGCTTGGTTAGCAACAGTCTTAAATGAAGCAGCTGCAAATGCACCATCATCAATTAATTGAACGTCAAATCTGTCAATAAAACGAAGCTTAGTAGTATCGTGTTCGAACGAACCAGCGCCGACATTAGTGGTATCAATTTGCATTTGTTGACGGTCGAATAAAGTAATGCCTTGTTTTAAGTCACCGAAGTATAGTGGGTGTGATCCAGAAACATCAGGTAACCATTTATCAGCAATACGAATTACAGGCTTACCATCGATTAAGTACTTATCTGGGCTAGTAACATCTGGTTGCATTAAGTAACGACCATCTGCATCTTTCACCTTGCTCAAGATGTTATATCCAGATTGGTTAGTAATGAAGCTAGATGTGCTTTCAATTGCTGGATCAAGAGTATTGTTTTCTAAATCCTTGATATTATCGAACTGAGAAATAGTTGGTTTTTTAGGAGCTTTACCCATAACTTCAAGGATCTTAGCATTACGAGTAACAACATCCTTTTTAGCTGCCCAGTTAACCAACCATTGAATGATGTTATCTACAGTATCCTTTAATAAGGTGTTTGTAACAGTAGTAATACCAGCATAACGATGGATTAAGTATTTAACTACTGCTAATTCTGGATCATCGTTATCACCAATTAAGGCAGATTCATCATCTAAGTCTTTTAATGGGGTAATGTCTGCTAATTTTTCGTAAACGCGAGAACCATGTGAAGTAGTAACATTTTCAACATTAACTAAGCTTTCAAGAGATACAAATGAACGTGTTAAAGTTCTAATTTGTAATTGAATATCTTCAGGAATAGTTAACCCAGCATTGCCAGCACCAGTAGTTCCAGAAGTTACCAAGTTCTTAAAATCAGAAACAAATTGGTTCTTCATAGCTTGTGCATCTGGCTTCTTATTTTCTTTAACCGGAATTGGTTTTTTATTAACTGGTTCAGCATTCAAGTTCGCTCTAGCATCTTCATAAGCTGCTTTAGCTAATTCTTGATTCATCTTGGCATTCTTTAAGCTTTCATTTAACTTGGTAACTTCATCTACAGAGTGAGAAGATTCATCTTTACCAAGGTCAATGGCAAATTGTGCGCGTTCATCTTCAAGGTCTTGAACTTTTTGACCTGCCATATCAAACGCGTCTTTTAATTGATTGATATTCATTAATCTTAATTTTCCTTTCCAAATAAAATAGCCAGCTTCTTTTGAAGTTGGCCATCATTCTTTTTATTTTCTTTCGGTAGAGGTTTAACGACATTCTCGGTCAATTGATTATAAAGCAAGTTTTTGATCTTATTAATCATATCTGGCTTAACTGATAGTGAACCGTCTGCATTTACTAAAGCAGGCTGTTTACTATCTTGAAACATAATTTCGTCTGCAAATCCTTTATCTACTGCTTGTTGAGCATTCATCCAAGTAGTATTACACATTAATCTGTAAACTTCTTGCTTGTCTAAGCCAGTGCGTTGACTATATAGGTCAACAAACGACTTATCAAGTGAATCTAAAGCATTTAACGCACTAGATAAATCATCGCTGTTACCCATAGAAATTGTAGAAGCTCTATGGATCATCATTTGAGCAGTTGGAGACATTTCTACATGGTCAGCAGCAAGTGCAATCCATGAAGCAGCAGAACAAGCTTGACCAGTAATTTTTGCGATTACTTGTCCTTGGTACTCCTTAAGTGCGGTATAAATTTCACTTCCTGCGTCCACATAGCCACCAGGAGAGTTAATTTCAAGTGTTACGTCTGATCCATCAGCATCACTCAAAGCTTGTTTAACGGTCTTAGGATTAATATTCTCGTAGCCTAAGTAATCATAGACATCAGCATAATCACTCGGAATCACTTCCCCGTTCATCTGAATCGTTACCATCATCATCACCTCCCTCTTGTTGCTGAATTAGTTGAATTGCTTGTTGTGGTTTCTTCTCTGGATCAGGTAGATCAGTAGGTAAATATCCTGAATTTTGTAAAATAAATCGAGCTTGATTACCTGCAATTGTTCCATCTTTTGCTAAGCCTGAAATAGTACTTGCATATTGGTCTCCCATCGCGTCAATCGCAAAACGAATATCAGCCGAAATATTAGCATGCAATTTATCATTTAACTCGCTGATAATTGCTTGTACATAACGATTAAGCGATTTTGCATACTGACCACCAATTTGAGTAATTGATGATTGCTGATCGCCTTGTCCGTTTAAATAGCTATCCGGCACGCCATAAACTTTTGCAATTTGATCTCTAGTCCAGTCAACTTGATTGAGTAGACTAGCAATATTTCCTTTCATTTCCAACGGTTTGTAATCTTCTAGTGCATCAATTACAACTGGACCATCAGAGTTATGAATTTGCTTTGATATCTCTTTTGATCTAGCAATTCTAGTTTCAGCATCAAGTAAACCACCTTTCTGAATACTTAAAACTGCGCTAGCCGTTACTGATTGTTTTAATGCCTTTAAAGTTAGTGCATTTGAAGCATCTTTAATTTGTTGTTCATTAATCAGTGCAGAGAGTGGAGAAATACCAGTCTTACCACCATTTTTAGAAAGTAAGCGAATATGAATTACATCAGCAGCTGGTACATTCTCCATATATCCAATAGCTGGTTCATCAAAGTTAATGTTATAGATCAATCCTGAACCATCTTGGAGAAGCATTGGTTGAACTTGTGACGGCCTTAAATACTCCCACGAGAGATCTACACCATTAGTATTCTTGTGTCGGTATGCGTAACAATTACCATCTAATAAGAGTTGTGCAAACATCCCTTGCCAAAAACTATATCCATTAGCTGTAACACTAGGATTACTAATAATTGATTGTGATCTATCAGAGTCAGCAGTGTATCGAACCATTGCCAGATCTCCTGATAATTGCATAATCAGTGAGAAAATATCTGAGTTCTTAAGCGCTGTATCTGCAGAAACATATTTCTGTGCTTCGCCACCAGTTAGGAAGTTAACCCAATCAGGATCATTTAGAGAAAAGCCTTGAGAGTGAGATTTATTTAGCTTTAACAGAGGCATTACTTACCACCTCCTTTCTCACCACCTGCTGCGATAAGTTCCACTAAATAACCAGAAATTAAAAAGGCTACACCTCCAACGATGTAACCCAATGGTTCATTAATTTTAAAAGCTCCAAAAGTAATTCCTGCAAGTCCTACAAAATAGAAAATTACATCAATATACTTCCACAGTTGCTGTTTTAATTTAGTAACCAGTGTTCTCACCTCCTAGTAGTCCTGATTTTGGATTTTTAAACCAGTCCAGAACTTGTTGTTCCGTCATTCTGTCTACTTCTGTGTCCTTATTATTTAAGTCTGAATTTTCATCAAAGTAATACATCGCTTGGAATAGTGCATCAATAATTGCATCTACAACATCAATTTTCAAAGTAGCTTTATCTTTATCTACTTGAATACCAATTTTATCCGCTTTTACTACTGCGTTTAGCAAAGCTTTTTGCATTACTGGATCATTAGGGATAGTAACTTTGTGGGTAACAAAAAGCTCCTGCAAAAACTTAGTAGGATTTGCAAGAGCTGATGTTCTTTGTTGAATATCCATAATATACCAATCAGTATTCACATTTAGTGACTCAGTGATGTTCTTAACTTGATAAGATCCAAAACGGTCATAACCAAAGAATTTAACCTTTAATTGATGTTGTTCAACATAGTTTAAAAGCCATTTATAAATTTGTTCCGGATTAATAATCCCCTGTGGATGTGCTGTAATTGTGCAGTATTCAGGGTAGTTACGATATGTAATTCCATCTTGTTTTTCCTTAGCTTCAATTGATCCAGCTTGTTGAAACGGAATAAAACTGTGTTGTTCTAAGCGGAATTGGCCGTCTCCATATGGATAAACAAAACCGATAGCGGTGTTATCTGAAAACATTGAATAGTCAAAACCGATAAATACTTCTCGCCCATCAATATTAAAATCATTATATACAGCATCTTCAACGTCTTTTAAATTAAGATAGCTGTCAGTTGATTGTTTAAGCCAAAGATTTAAGTTTTTAGTTTGAAAGTCTGAAATATTACCAGTTAGCAAATCGCTATCGCGCTTGTCTTTTAAGCCTTTCATCAAGCCGTCGTGTTGATCCGGTAAATCTAAGAGAGGATTGGATTTCACCCATGTTTCAGGCTTGTAAGTTTCATCTAATCTATCTTGTGACCAAATTAGTCCTAGATAGCTATCTGCATCCCTTTTCCAATCCTGCTCCATTGCTTGAATAACCATTTTTTGATCTTCATGAAATGGAACTGTTGGATCAGGATAAGAAGTAGAAATTTGAATAAATTGATGATTTGGAACTTTAACCTGACCAGAAATAATCTTGCTCACAGTTTCCCGTGATTTAACTTCACCAATCTCGTCAAATATAGCCGTTCTAAAGTGATAAGAATCATATTGTCCTGCTTCAAGACTGATTGCCCGCAGAACATTATTATTTTTCTTCATGATAATTTGATCTGACTGAATATACAGATTTACTTCACTTGCATAGCTTTTAAAAGGCTCACTTTGAATGATTTTTCTCATCATTGAAGCGACATAGCCAAATAACTTCATAGTTTGCTTAAAATTGATAGAAGCTACTAAATAATCTTGATTTGATAGCCCAATACTTTCAATTAAAAATGAGTAGCAAACTAAGATAGCCATTTGATAAGTCTTCCCTTGACCACGTGATACAGAGTCAATGACACGAGTAAATCGTTTGTTATTATCCTCGTCACGCCAGCCAAACATAAGAGCAAAAGTAAACTCTTGCCATTCCATTAGCTTAGTTGGCTCTCCAGTATCAACATTAGGACAAATTTTAGCGAAAGTTAGAAGTCTATTAGCTTCTTCTACATCGTAGTGATAAGGAAAATCTGGTTGTCCTTGTCTTTTGAGATCCATTAAATGCCGAAAGCATGCAAGTTTTATCTTATATCCAGCTATTTTTGTGCCATTTAAAACAGAAAAAGCGTATAAAGTTGCGGGATCAGTATATTTTGATTTAATATCTGACCAATCAATGCTTTTAAAAGCACCAATTACGTCATGAGTTTGTGTTAGATCAATTTTCATGTTTTTCACTTCTTAAATATTTTTCTGGAGTCATGCCATATTCCTCAATGAACATATTATATTCAATATTAAAAAACACAGAATTTTCAAAACTCTTTTTTTCAATAATGGACTTTGCCTTTTTATATCCATTCTTTCGTCTAAAAAAGGCTATTAATCCCTCAGTCATTCTTTTTTCCTCCATCAACTCTAAATTAATAAGGAAGCAATACAGTTGTTACATCCCCATTGCTATGAACTATGGGAATAATATTTACTCCATGTCTTTCATCACTTGAATTATCAACTGAACATGCTGATAAACTTATAGCTGTAATAACTAAAACCACTAACAATTAGACTTTTTTCATGACTTAAGGAACTCCTTCTAAGTGAGCGCTCGGTCCGACAAGAGCGAGCGCTCTTGCCTTGGCGAAACTCAGCAAATAGAAAAGGTCAATCAATCTCTTCCGAGTGTATCACAGCAAGCTGTGATTAATTCACACTCTACGGAGGTGATTGACCTTGACTGAATTAATTCTTCTTTTAATTATCTTACTATTGATCATCGTCGCAATCAAGTCGTAACGCCAAGGCAAGAATTCCATCCCGAAGGGATGCATAATAAAAGCGTTCGATTTCAAAATCGAGCGCTATTTTTTCTTCTTGATTTAAAAAAGATTACTACTATGCTAATTTACTTTTAAATCTGCAATTCGCTTATCGATAATTTTACAAACTTCACCCATAGCGGTTGATTGCTCAGCCGTTAAATAAAGTTGTTTTTCGGAAATGTCAGTATCATTTGACAGAATAGAATCAATACTAATGATCTTATCCATGTACCAATCTTTTTCTCTTTTCAATTTATTAATTACTTCTTTTTTCGGTTTAGCAGCATAAAATCCCATCGTCATTTTCCCCTATTGTTTAAAAAACTCCTTCATTGATTCAGCAACTGACTTCTTATCTTCCTCAGGTCCTGCTAGTTCCATCAGTTTACTTCTAGCCTGTGGGCTTAATCCTAATTGCTTACCTATTGTATTAAGCCGTCCTAATGAGTCAGACATCATATTGTAAGCAGGATTTTTCTTGAAGCCCTGAAAATCACGGCTGACCACTGAACCATCTACAGGTGAGAGAGATGTCTTATAGACTTTTTGCTGAATACCGTGTTTCTGTAGGTCTTCATAAGCTTGTCTGTAAATATCATATGCAGAACAATATTGCTGGATTAAATACTCGTCTGCCCGAATAATCTTATTGCTTTTATTCAAATATGCAGTTAATTTAGGCCACAAATATTTACCGTAAGTTCCCAGCCATTTAGGTGCTTGTGTTGGAACTTTTGGTTTAGTTAAGTCAACATTCATTAGGTTTCACCCCACTTTCAAAAAAGTTTAAAAATCAACATTTTACACAAGAAGACGACACTGGTGCGGCTCTCTAGCCCAAAAATTACGGGCGGGGCTAAATTTTAAATACGCTCAAGTATGATTACACATCTTAAAATAAATCGTCTCAGATCGCAATTATTTGTGTTCTCGTGCATTCATTAATTTATTGATGAGTTCAATATCCGTAATGGCTGGCACATCTTTCAAAGTATTGTGCAGTCCAGTTCCATAGTATCGTTGTTCCCAGCGCGTTTTCTTGGCATGACAGTCCCTACAGCATGTTGCCAGATTGTTTATGTCTCTCATCTTGTTTTGATCCCATTCAATCGGAACGATATGATCGACAATGTTTCCAGGATTTATTCGACAGTATTTGCACAAGCTGAAGTCGCGCTGAAGAACGAGCGTACGAAGCGACTGCCACTCACGAGAGTGGTAGAACTTATTCTGCTCTGACTTAGTAGAATTGCGATAGCGTGCCACGTGGTTGTATCTCCAAGTAGTAGCACGACTGCCATGATGCTTACGATACTTGTCGCGTTCGGCTTGATATTCTGCTTCATGCGCTATATGTTTCTCGCAATAATGATTAGGAATGACTGCATAACTATGGCAACCTGCATATCTGCAACGTCTAACTCTTGGCATCTGTCTAACCTCCACAGTGATGTGATGAGAGCATAATAAAAAGAGTTTGCCGTTTCCATAAGCAAACTCTTTAAAAACAGATATCGACCAGCGGATAATGCAAACTATACATTGACTGACCTAAATAAATAATAAATATAATAAAACAATTGATGCCTGTCGATATCTTAAGGCTGATAGTGGAGTCGAACCACTACCAGTCTACTTACATAATTATAGGAGTGTGAGTTCATGTCTTTCTTTGATATCTCACAATACTACTATATACCCTATCGCTACCGTTTAACCATCGGTATGATTCCGCTATTTTACCATCACTTTACCGGCGTCTTTCCGGTCGTCTTTATATTGATGCAAATCTATTATCGGTGAACATTTCATGTATCTCTGCCAATGGTCGAAACTATCAGCGAAGAATAGCTGTGCTTTCCGTCTTAATGCATTGTACTGAGTATGACCATACCTGATCGCATCTGCTACTTGCCAATTCTCCATTTGATAAATGTAAAGATCGCGCATGATTATCTTCGACATTTCAGGTAAATGGTAAATAGTATGATGAATTGCTCTTATCTCAGCTTCAGCATTAAGCCCACGAATTATTGCAGCTTCAGCATGATTTTCACCACTAGAATGACCAGGAGCTAAGGATAAGCTAGGCGACCGTAAGTCAGTCAGATTGCGTCCTGACATCAGAATAAATCTTTCTAAATCATCAGTTAAAAAATCATCAACTCTATCACATGTTTTATTGCAGTCCAATTCTTGAAATAATAAACTCACAGTTCCACTCCTCAATTTCACTGGTATTTTTAATTCCTCATTTCTATATTTTAATACATATAATAGTTAAAAGGAATGGTAACAAGTAGACTAAAATTGCTTGTAAGTCCTGATATCATAAGAATCTTTAACTCGTTCTGTACCGTGCCCATCGATCATGTGTGAACCTAACGGTATCTGTTCCCAATGGAACTTTTTAAGATGATAAGCTTTATGGCGTCTATCACAAAGATAGTCAATTGCACCAGCAGGAGTAGGTATTTTAAAAGCTTTACGGAGTGCATTTAAGTCTGTATAGAACTTACCATCAATTAAATAGTTATAGTGAGGTACAATCGGAATTCTTGCTTCTCTACGAAAAATTTCAATAACTGACGCTGCAAACTCTGTTTCAGCAGAGATTTCCCACTTATCAAATCCTCGTTCAAGAAGCTTAATACAATTAGCTCGTCTATCTTCAAACGTTCCAGAAGCCAGCTCATGAAGCTTAGTAAGCTGTGGGCTATCCATATCAAAACGATTAATTGATCCGTCCTTTTCTAATTGGTGTAAATAATCATAAAACTCAGTAGAAAGTGTCATGCAATTCCTCCTTCATAGTCATTAAATCCGTATCCTACTAAACCGCCATTAATAATCATTCGAGCATCATCAACTGATCGTGCAATTCCATGAATTATGTTATGAGATGTAAGCATGTGATGAAAACGTATCTGATCTTCTCTTGGTTTACCAGTTGCATTCTTAACTTCAATATAGAAAGCTTTGCCATCAATCCATCTAAAGCCTGACAAGTCGGGAAAACCAGAAGGTAATCCAGTAGAAAAGAAACGCCCATCTGGTGTTCTCATCTTTCCAACGTTAGCACGGAACACTGTACAACCATGCTTGGATAATTCAATTTGTATCTTGGATTGAATACTATGTTCAGATTCAGACATTGGTTTCACCTGCTTTAATGTAATTAACGATTATTTTCAGAGCTTCTTCATGACGTTCAATGTTATCAATTGTTGAATCATTAAATTTTGTTTGTGCATTAAAAGCTTTAGAAATCGTTTTATAATACTCGTCAATTTCTTTCAAAGTTTGTCTACTAATACTTTGTGATTTCTTTTGCAAATAATTGTTATAAAGACAAAGTACAATGACCGTCAAAGGTCCAATTGTGTTAATGATTTTCCAAATCAATGTCAGCCTCCTGAATCATAATAATATCGTTACCATTTACATAAAGTGTACGAGTTGCTTTAGGCTTTTGATTTACAACGAAAGAGTTAGATCCATAAGTAGTTTCATGATCCAAATTATAGAAAGAGTCATCATCATAAACGTAAATTTTCAATTTAGCAACGCTATCTAGCATTTGCATACTTAAAAATTCAGCAGAATCAGGACTGTAAATAATTAATGGTTCATCTTTTTCAAAATGTCTTAAAGTAATGATTGATTTAATTTTGTTCATAATGTTTCTCCAATATCCCTAGCAGAACTGAGAATGCTGCTGTAAAAACCCAATCAGGCATAAATGAACCCCACCATAACTGCAACTTGTCTAATATCGTGAAGAATTGGATCTTGTAACCATTCTCGATACTTATCGCTTACTGGCATATAGTCACTTACCGCTCCAAGTTCCCAGTCCTCTTTCAGGGCCTTTTCATCATCAATCTCCAACAAAATTCTGAAAGCACCTTGAAAAGTTAAGCCGCCATGTTTCATTTCATCAGATAACCAATCAATTCTTGCTTGAACAAAGTCTGGTAAAGGGAAGTTCTTTGCAGGTGGCGAACACTTACCATCTACCACTCGCCAGCCATAAGCCCAACGATAACTTTCTTCAACACTATCTTTCTCTACTTTAAATTCTTTCATAGTTTCCTCCCGCATTTAGGACAGTATTCAATGTAAGCCATGGTCTTATATTCGTGGTTATTAGTAATCACTATTGACCATAATTCATCACCATTTTGAATTTGCAAGATATGTCTGAAAGTATAATCAACCAGATCATCTCTAATTCTTTTTACACCTTTACAATATGGGCATTTTTCTTGTTGTTTAGTCATGAGTTAGCTTCCTCCCACACATACGTTTATCTATTACTTCCATCAGTTAAGCTTCTTTCTTTGAATGTTGGCCTGTAAATTAAATCCAAATTTAGATATTTCATTCGGCTTAATCCCAATTTTGTCTGGATATTCATAGATATCTTTAGGATCAATATCTTCATCTTCTAACCAAGCTTCTTTTACTATTTTTAAATACACACGTGCCTTATCGATATCTCGAAACAATTTTGTATAAGTATTAAAATCACGCACACCACTTGGATTATCCAAATTATATTGTTCAATAATTTCTACCACATACACATCTCCAATTTGATCTTCACTTGGAAAATCGCAATAAGGACATTTATCATTTGTTGCTATCATTTCATATCCTCTTCCAATCTGTAATAAATATAAATTGAATGTCTTTTTGAATAATCGTTACAAGGTTTAACCGTATAGCAATCTATTTCTTTTGGTAAAGGTTCATTAGGCTTAATTTGATGTACCATATTAAGCAACTGTTTTTGACTTAATTTGATCGTAGGATCATAACCTTCTATAAAGGCCTCAGCACAGCAAAATATCATACGATCACCAGCTTTGCGTTTACTTTGTGCCATTCAGGATTGCCATCTTGCAATTTGTTTAAAGTATCAGAAACATCAAAATATGAAAATACTTTAAATGCACTCTTGTCTTCAACATTTACATTCATTAGCTCATAAGCCAAGTTATCATCTAGAACAATCATTGCTTTATGACCCTTACCGTCTTCCACAATGTCACCTAAATGCCATTGTTTTTCTTCTAGTTTTTTTGCATAATCATCTGCCGAAATACCGTCAAACGCATTCATTAATCTAACTTTTAGATGGGTATCATCAAAAGGAAAGATCGTCTCAACATATATTTGATGAAGCATATTTCTAGTAGAACCAAAATTCAAATAAAGAGCCAAAGCACTAGCAGTATAGTGATCTATATAGTCTGCAATAAAATCTAAAATACTTGGATATTCTGAATCTAAACCAATTGCTACTGTTTTACCCTTAACATCCTGTAATACAAATCCATCTACTTCTTGTAAGTCTTTAATATGTTTTTCGTTAAATTCTTTCATAATTAATCCTCCACAACTAGATATGCGTTTACTTTTTCGACATGACCATATACGTTTATTTCTTTTAGCAGATCTTCAATTGAGGGAGAATCATAAACTTCTACATCTCCTGCATTACGGTCTATGCCTACCAGAATGTAAAGATTGTTAGCATCACATCTATAGGCCATAATCATTCCATAGTTTTTGTCATCTGGCTGATTATAGTAACAAACCACATCTCCAACTTTCCAATCTTCATCTTTACTTTTTCTACGTTTATCAATAACTTCCATTGCTTAATCCCACCCATCATTTGAATAATTATATTTATGGCTATTAATTAGAGCCGTCAATACTCTTTCCACTGCATAATCAGGAACAATAAGAGTAACCAAATCTTGAATGTCGTCAAACGTATATTGTAATTCAGGAGAAAGATCCTCTTTAAAAATTTTTCCTTGTAAGTAAGGCACTGAAACATTGAAATAATCTGCTAATGCTTGCCAAGTTTCAGGCTTTGGTTCAGTCTTACCACTTTCATAATTATTGTAAGTACCTCGATTAATCCCTGTTTCACTTTGGATTTCATCAAGAGTTAGTCTTTTTTCTTTTCTTAATTCTTTTAACCGGTTCATTTCTTTACCTCAATTAATTTCAAAAATCTATTCCAGTTACGGTAATATTTTTGAATTTCTTTTTCGTAATCTATTGGTGTTCCATCAGGATGCTCCCAATGATTTTTAGCGAATTTAATCTTATCTATAGCCAAAACACCACCCAGCAAACAATTGTCATTAGAATTAGGAAACATCCACACGTGAGAATGAGGGGTCTCCAATCAGGTTGTTTTCTCATAAAAATATTCCTTAAGTATATAATTTATTAGCACTCTGGCGTGCTGACTGCTAAATGTGACGGATTTGCATTTCTCTGTTACGGATTTGTGACGGATTTGTGGCGGATTTCTTTCTTACTCGCTCTAGGGTTGTGACGATTGTGACATATTTATTACCTCTAAAATGATATCTAAAATATAATAAAAAAATATAATAAAAGGGGTTCAAAAATAAGTAACATCCGTAAAATGTGTCACAACCCTTGTGGCTCTAAGGCTCAATCCGTCACACCATTTCGGAACAATCCGTCACATCCGTAACACGTTAAAAATTGAATGTATAATCACTGTCTGGTTCTTTCAATTTCAATCCGACATAATACCAGCCGTCTCTTCTTTTAACTCTGAGTAATTTCTTACTCATCTCTCGGCCGAATTTATTTAAACTCATCTTGTATTCTTCAGATTCTTTTGCCCATTCATGGTAAGCGTCATACATTTCTCTAGCCTTAATTGAATAATTCTGACCAGTAGTGCAACACTCTTCTAAGAATGCGTCTAAAGGATCCATCTCTGCTCTGTAGGCTTCGATAACCTTGGTGACTGCCTCTGGATCTTCTAGGCCCTCCTGTTGCCACATAATAGCACCCTGAACGATCCAATTGAGTATGCCAGTATATTCTGCCTTAAGCTTGTATTCTAGTTTCTTATCGACTTTTTCTTTAGGAATTTGAATATTAAAGGGGATGATCTTAATTCTTCTCCAGATACCATCATCTGTACCTCTGATAATTGGTAAGTGATTAGTTGCCATCCAGATCTTAAACTTAGGCTTGTATTCAAATTCAGAACCATAGAGGAATCTAGCTAAGATCTTGTCTCCACCAGTTAATTGTTTTACCAGTGATTCATCAAATCTGTCTCCCTCATTTAATTCCGAACTGGTAACAATTCTCGCTCCCTCTAGTCTGGCAACATCGGAGTTGGCCGATCCGCTTTGATTTTTCTTAGCCACAATAGTTTGAACATTCATTTGTTTAGCGTAATTACCAGCCACATCACTGACTACATTTGAAAATACTGATTTACCATTGCGCCCTCTACCATTAAGAATGAATAAACATTGTTCATCGACTGAACCTGTGAAACTATAACCAATAGCTTTCTGCACGTAATGGATCAGCTCTTGGTCATTATTAAAGATCTGATTTAAAAACTTGTTCCATAATGGAGCGTCCACATTGTCAGAGTATTCGCATACCGTTTGATGGCTAAAGTTTTTATCAATGTCATGGTCTTTAAGCTCTCCATTAGTTAAATCAACATAGCCTGATTCAGTATTAAGTAGCATATCGTCCTTATCAAAGTCTCCGTGCTTGATAATTACATACTTCTTAAACTCATCTATCATGTGCATCTTAGCCATATGAGAACGTGAATCTTTTTGAAATCTGTACCATTCGTTCATCATTTTGTCTTCTTCGGTTTTAGTTGAGAAACTTAGTTCTGGCTTTTCAGTTTTAATGGAGTTAACTACACGCTCAGCTGCAAGTTCTGTTTTTTGGTTACCTACATCTTCTTGCCAGTAAGAACCATTGAAGAAAAACCACTTCTTATCGACAGCATTATATTTAAGAACTGTAGAAAATTGATCGCGCATTCTAAGCCCTCTACCTTGATCGTCCCAGGAACGAGGTATGAACTTCTTAGTTTTGTCTTCATTGAAAGAAAACTGATAAAAAGATTCAGAATCCTGATTGTCACTTTCAGGATTGTAGATGTTCTGCGTTTCATTGATTGCCTTATTAAGCAATGATGTTCCATAGGTAACTGCACCATGCTTTTCGTCAAACTTTTCACGCATTAAACTTGAATTACGGAAGATAGTATCCATCTTGTGGAAGTCTCTACCCGTCCAGAAAGCTAAGTCGTTTGCGAAAGCCATATCAGCTTCGGAATGTGATGAGTAGAATTGCTCCCACCCACCTTTCATGAACATAGTGAACCGTGTGCCAGTCTTAGCTGAATTTTCAGCTCTCTTAATGATTTCAGCAACGGATAAATCTACTGGAGTAATATTGTCACTTTCTGAATGGAGTTGAACTATATTATCTTTGCCAAACAAAAATTCATATAGAGTTTTCATTTCATCATCCGACATAGATTTAATGGTCGGATCAGGAATAATATTGTTACCAGTCAAGGCAAAGAAACGTCCTGTTTGGTACATTTCGTAATTACCTTTTCTACGTCTTTTGCCAGGTATTTTGCCTTTAAAGATTGCATGTATTCCTGTGCCTGACTGACTAACTTCCATGTAGGTGTTGTCTGTAAGGTCTTGAAATTTATTTACTAGATTATTGGGGTCATTATCCCCTGCTTGCCAGTCCTCTAAATTACTGTCAATATGGTCGATATCTAAGCCAACATAACCATTTGCAAAGTAGAATGCGAGCCCGTCCGCTCGCTCTACATCGTTTAACGCACGCATTGCTGTATCAAAGTCTGACCAAGTATTAGGATCATTGGATTTACCAGCCGATCCATCATAAGGATTGATAGGAATCTTTGTATTTTTATTTCTTTCAGGAATCCACTTAAGTTCAAACAATCCCCATTGCTTTAGGCTACGTAGTTCTTCAGGGATATTGTCATAAGTAAATTTTTCCATCTACATCACCTACTTAATGAAACAAGCTGACAAACCACTGGATTGCTGCTCCAATGAAATTTGGTAAAAGTGCAATAAACAAGAAAATTAGAGTAATGAAAAATGCTGGAATAAGTCCTTCTATAATTGCTTGTTTTTGAATCTTTTTGAATGGAGTTTCAAATGCATCGCTAAATGTCATAGCTAAAAGTAATAGCCAAATTTCTCCAACCAATAGATACCAGAGTATCAACATTACTTTTATCATTCGTTAACTCCTAAAATGGTAAATCGTCATCTGTTAAGGTCTTGCCGTTAGTTTCAGCAAAAGGATCTTGACCGTCTTTAGTTGCTGGATTACTATCTGCTAATTGCTGAGCAACACCTGCTTGAAGTTTGTACTTAGTCTTGTACCAGCCAATGTATGAGGGTTGGTCATTTCCCGGTTTAAAGTAAATTGGAGTTGATTCGTTACGTTTTGTTTTTTTACCTTGATATTCATCTTCACGAACAGTAACTGATGCACGGACTGGTTTATTGAATAAAGCATTCATATACTCTTCAATTGACTTAAAGTTTGTTGCTGGAACACCAGCCACTTTAGCAATGTGGTTAAGTACTTTAGGATCATACTTGCCACTGTCATTGCCAGAACTATCTTTCAGAGTCCAAACTGAAACGAAAACGTGACGCCCATGTTGTTTAGCATTAGTTTTAGAAAGCTCAGCTACTTGATCTAGATCTTTACGAACTACTAGATCGAAGTTTAAGTATTCATGAGGGTTGTTGCCTTTAGTAGCTCTAACTTCCACCGACTTGATAATCATTTCATACGTTCCTGCTGGAAGTGGTGTATTCTGTCTTTCATTTTCGTAATTTACTTTATCGGGGTTAAAATCTAAAAATCCTGCCATTGTTTATTTCTCCTTAAATTAATTCACTTGAAATTGCGTTATTTACTATGTTTAATACATCATCTTCTGAAGCTTCAAGAGTTGGCTTGGTAATTAACCATTTCATTTCTACATGATCGTCATACAGAGGCTCAATAATCTTTTGCCAAAAATTCAAATCATTCAATTGTTCAAAGGTAATATGTTCTCCTGGTTTCAAGAATCCTTTTTTTACGCAATATAGTTCTAATTTATTAAATTTATCCAAGTACTCTTTTGCTTCTCTTAAAGCCCGTTTTGCTTTTACTATTTTCATGTTTTTTTCTATGCTATTCTCCATTTTTACTATCCCTGTAATAAATCTTTAAATATGTTTCATAATTTTTACTGTATCCGTGAGTTCGAATGACGTTATGATTCGCAATAAAATCATTAATTTGCTTTTTATGCTCATCATCGAACTTATAAACTTTATTTTTTATTTTGGTCATTTGTTAAATTTCATAAGTAATGATTGCTTCATAGTTTGAATTGTTTGATGTATATTGAACATCAATAACTTTTCTATTGAATTGATTAGAAAAACGTTCTATATCAAATTCAAATTCATTTTTTTCACACTTAGGTCTAGTAATGATTTTTGTTTTAATCATTTAATTAATCCTTTTGCCTTGGCTCTGTGCCATGCCCATCCTGGTTTATGTCCCATAGCTTTACCGTAAATTGCAAACTCTTTGAAAGAAGTAAAAGTACTAGGATCTCGAAGTAATAACTCCTGTTCCTTCTTTTTACGTTCTCGCATTTCTTTTGCATCAAGGTTGATCTTTTCAAGCTCGGCTCTCTTGTCTTCTGCTAATTTTCTAAATTCAGCTTCAAAACTATAACCGCATAGTGGGCATTTATGATAACTAGCCATGATTACTCCAAAACAGTTGGGACAAGTTTTAATGGCTATTCCATCACTACCTCCCTCTCTTTGTGGGTGTTTAGCACGATCTTCTAGTGTCCACACTCTATCCATATCTGGTAAGCCAAAACGGGTATAGTTAGCCACTTGGTCGATTATTATTGCTTGCTTATCTGGCTGATATCTCATACATCTCATAGATTGTTGAATGAATAAAGATAAAGATTGCGTAGGCCGTAACATTATTACTGTTTCACAATCTGGGACATCTACTCCTTCACCATATAGTTCAGCATTTACAAGGATTTTTATTTTTCCATCTCTAAAATCTTGCATTGCTTTATCTCTATCCTCTTTTTTGGTTTTTCCGTCTACTTCTTTTGCTGGGATGTTATTCTTGTTAAATTCTTTTGCAATTTGTTGGCAAGAATGAACACTATATGAATAGATAATTGCCTTGGTGTTATTAGCGAACTTATGGTAACTTTGTATAACATCTCCATATACAATATTTTTACCCGCATTTTCTATAGACTTGTGTGTATAGTCTCCAGTTGATGATTTTTTCAGCTTAGTTTGATCTATTAGATTTACGGAGTAATAGGTATATGGCGCTAAATAATGATTTTCTATAAGCCATGATATTTTTGGCCCTAGTACTAAATCATCGTAGATATCTTTAAAACCTTTTCCTGATAATCTAACTGGGGTGGCTGTAAATCCTAAAATGTGTGCATTCTTAAAATGATTAAAAATCTTCTTATATGTTTTTGCCAAACTATGATGAGCTTCATCTACCAATATATAATTGGGGGTCATAAGCTTTTCTAATCTTCTCGATGCCGTTTGTACCATATAAATTTCGCACAAATTCATATTTACTCCCCATGAAGAAAAAGTATTTTTTATTTGTTTTACTAATTCTCTTCGATGAACAACAAATAGTACTCTTTCACCATTACTGGTAATTCTTTTTGCTAATTCGGCCATTGTTATAGACTTTCCAGAGCCAGCTGGCGATTGAATTAAGACGTTTTTGTGCCCGTGCTTAAGAGATAATCGTAAATCATCAATTAACTTTTTCTGATAACTTCTAATCGGCATGTCCATAGTTCCCTTTTCTAGTAGGGATTGTGACTGCTTCAATAGGATCCCAGCCTCTTTTTATTCTTGAACTAGCGGTTGCCATTGGTATGCCATATACTTTTTCCCATTGGGTTAAATTTTTAGTTTCGCCATTAATAGTGACATTGACATAATGCCTATCTGGAGTTTCAAGTGCTTTTTGTGGTGACATACCTTCATTTACACGTTTAAGAATTGTGGTGTAGCTAAAATTACTTTTATCAGCCCATTCTGCAACTGTTTCGCCATTGATGATGTGATTATTTCTTCTATTGTTTTGTTGAGTTTTTTGGCTTACCCATCTGCAATTTGATGGTTCATAATTGCCATTTACATTTATACGATCAAGAGTTAGCCCTTTTTCATATCCATGATTGTTTGCCCAATTATAAAAATCCCAAAAATTATTTTTCCATTCAGAGCAAACTGATATTCCTCTAGCTCCATATGCTTTAAATTTATGATTATTAGGATTGCAACAACGTTGTTTCATGCCATTCCATACTCCATACAACGGAATATCTTTTACTCTCATTTATCTTGCACCTCAAAAAAATCTTCCACTTTACAGCCTTTACGGCCATCTAAACGATTTTTAGCATAGGTATCTATACTTCCTTGCATAATCAAGCCACGCTCTCCCGTCTGTGGTTTTTGAACCATACGGGCTACTACATCACAGTTGCCTAAGATGTAATCTCTAGGATTAGGTCTAATATCTGGTCCGTATTGCATAAATTCTTGACCGCTTGGATCAGTTACCTTATTTTGTGCCTCCCATGCGGTCACTAAAATATTGATATTCCAGCTAAAGCATTTAGCAATAAACCTAGTGATAAGCGTAGTCCATTCGTTATAGTCAGACATCTTATTGTCTAACCCTGTTCTTGTCTCACGAGCTTTTTCGATAAAAAACAATTTTTGCAAATTGCTAACGTTATCAATAATCAAGTTATCGTACTTGTCTGGTTTAAAAGCTTTTACAAAGTCTGCTAGATCTTCAATTGGCTTTTCTGGATCAATTGACCAGATATCATTTTTGCCTTTCCAGAAATCAATTCTGTGGAAGCTATCATCTAAGCTAAGCAGGTAAGTTTTTCCTTTAAGATATTTACTCAAAGTTGTTTTTCCAACACCAGGCACGCCATATACAAGCCAACGATACTTAGTACCTTTATCCTCGTCCCATTTAAATGCTGGCATTAGTACTCATCTACTTTCTGTTTATCTGCTATTTTCCCTAATTTAATAATTGCTTCATCATAAACTGCTCTAATCGTGACAATAAATTGTTCTTCTGGTTTTCCATGAAAACTATCTAGATTATCCGGACGCTTGCTTTTTAACCATCTTTTTGCTTTACCGATATAACCATTGTTTTGCTTGAGCGCCTCTTCAACTAATTTATTGGGCCATTCTTTGATAGCTTGCTCAACATCGTATTGCCACTTTCTAAATTCATCACTCATTGCTTAAATCCTCCATGTGGTAGCAATCTGTTAGAATTTCCATGAGATAATCTTGTGACCAACCGTTATCAATTGCGTCTAAAATCTCATCGAAGAAATTAAATTCAGTTGTATCCATTTCATGAGTAAGATCCGATACACCTAGCAAATGTAATCGATAATTTAAAAACTCTGCAGGAGTATGGAAATCTGAATCTAACACATTCGAATTGTTGCTAATGATGTACAAATTGTCACCGCACCATACAGCTAGTGAATCAGTACCTTTTAGTCGATTAATTCGCTCCATGTTTCCATTGTCATTGATTGCGCCTAATAACTCTTTGCCTGTTTTTGCTTCCACGGTTCTGCCACCTCTTTATATTTATAGTATGCGTTACTGCATAATAGCTTTGCTTCATTACTTTCTTTTAAAGGATTGGTATGCTTAATCCCTTGTAATAGTTCGCTTAAACGTTTCATTATTTACCTCTTAGATATTCGGAAAAATTGCATTGTACATAACGAATGTGAATGAAACTAATGCTAGAATTGCAGTAAACATAGTTGCTAGTTCTGTTTCCCTTACTGTAAAGTTAGTGCCCATAAACTTATTAATTTTGTAATTAATCCATTTGCTCATTTTTTTACTCCCTAAACTAAACCAAACTGTTCATTGTAGAGTTTTTGTGACTTCCACTCTAGAAACTCTTCAAATCTTTTAGCCTTAACGTGACATCTTCGTTGGCTTTCCATTATAATTGCATCTTTATATGGTGAAATTTGACATTCCTCACGTCTTCTACGCCATGTTGAGTATGACCAGCCGTACTTCTTTTGAATCTCTTTAGGCGTTAAAATATCAGCCATTCTAAGCACCTCTTATAAGTTGAAATCTCTAATTACCTTTAAGATGAACCGATTTCCTTTAGGTGCTTTAATGCGTCCTGAAAGATAATCTGTTACATCTTGTTTAGGAATGCCGTAGGCACTAGCTAGTTTTGAAATGCTTATACTATTTTCTTTTAAATACTTTTTAATTAGGTCTCTTCCTGGTTCGATTGTTGGCATTCTATTCACCTCACTCTTTACTTCACTAAAAATCCATATTGTTCAATCTGTTGAATTGCTGCATCAGTGTAAAGCCATTCTGGCAAATCACCGTTTTGAATCCACTTGCCAAAACGATTGCTTTCTGGAACTGGAGCCTGCAACTTTAACTTTTGCGCCATCTGCTCAATTCCCCAGCCATTAGTTCCAAAAATCTTGCCTACTTCGTTTGCTGTGTGGAAGTTCTTGGGTTCAGGCTGTTTTTCCTTAACTGGTTCACCAATCAAGTCATTTGCAATTTGAGTTAGTAACTCTTGTTGCTTTCTTGTATCTTTCATAGATTTAGCAACTCTATAAAGTAAACTAGCTTTTCTTGTCTCAGCATTTTGTCTGGAAATTTCAATGCGCTCTTTCTGCATTAGTTTTGGACGTTCGCTTTGATTCCTAATTTGCTGTTCCATTTTGTTAAATGCCTGAATGTACTTGAGTTTGAAGTCTAAAGCTTTCTTACCTGTAAAACCCATAGCCAATAATGTGAAACCATCCCGGTTCATATAAATCATTGGATACTCTTTACCACGATTTACATAGGTGCTTTCAACAAACATTTTTTTCGTGGCGCAATTTTGCGCTGCCAAATTTTTCCATGCTTTCAATACGTCTTTATGCTGTTTTTCGAATGATTCAGCTACTTTTAAACTATCCGTCACAGCTTGACGATCTTTCATAATTACTAAATTGTTCAATTATTTTCACCTCGTTTTCTGCTAAACTGAAATCATCTGATAATAAGGAGATGATTTTATGACTTTTTATAATTGGGTAAAATCTTTGGAAATTATAAATACACCAGAAGGTGATCTGGTTCGAGATATACAAGATGATACTAACTTTCCAAAAGATTTAAATTCTTGGAAAGAATTATCAAATTACTTACCTTATGATGATAAAATTCAAGAAACTGCTAAAAATCTTTTTCAGAGCTATTTAACAGATACACACCATCATAAGTAATAGGTTTATCTCGATTTTGATATTTCCGTCTTAATTCGAATTCCTTGTACAGGCCCACCGGAATCTCAGTTAAGACTTTTCGATTAATCAGTTCTTGAAGTAATCTTTGAGAACTGATTTTTTCTAAATTTTCATTCATCACTATTCACTTCCTGTTTATTTATTCATGTAAGTAAAAAGCATAGAAAAAGTGTTGCATATTTTACCAAATAGGGTAAACTATAGGCGTACTAAACAAAGCAATTAAGCGAATCCCCATTCAATTAAATTGCATTTATTAGATACACGTTTTTTTCTATTGATTTAACTTACGCAATTATAATAACCTGATTCGGTAATTTATGCAATACATTTTTGGTAAAATTGGGTAAATTATTTTTGCCGTTTTTTTGGAGAACCCTGATATGACAACATTTGAGCGGATAAAAAAATTATCTAAAAAACTCAATTTAAGTCTTCAAGATGTAGCAGAAAAGGCTGAAATTGGGATCAATACTATTTATAAATGGAAAAACTACGATCCTAAAGGAACAGACTTAGCAAAAGTTGCAAATATTCTTCATACAACCACAGACTATCTGCTAGGTCGCACTAATAATCCATCAATTCCAGATTCTTCTACCTTATCTGATAACACCCTTACCTGGTTAGATTTGGATATGCCGTATGGTGGATCTGTGCCAGATGAATTAAAGGATTACTATAAAGCTATGGCCGAGCAATACATTAAGCAACATCCAGAAATACTAAAAAAACGAGATGATAAGTAATGGATAATGTATTGGCATGGCTAAGTAATTATGCAATGGATCATGGTATAGGAATTATTTTTGATAAGAAATTACCACCCGATGCTCCCTCAGATTCGTGGGAGTATCCTCCAATCGCAATTATTAATTCTAACTGGTATAACAAAAACGAATTACCATTCATAACAGCACATGAAATTTGTCACGTGTTATATGGATCCGCTGAATACTACCACTCAGCTCGTAGAGGTGTGGAATCTGGTGAGAGTGATGCAAACCTAGGAGCAATTAAATTACTTCTACAGTGTGCTCGAGAAACTGATATGCATTTTGCTACTTATTATCAGTTTGCCAATGCTTTCTGCATCCCTAAGAAGCATTATTACCTGATCGATGCATATTTAATTGCAAAATAAAAACCGCCCTCTTGGACGGAATGGAGAATATTATGAAATTAGATCATGAATGTGTAAGAAGCATATTACTAACAATTGAAGAAAAACATCAATACGGTAAAGTTTTACGACTTGAAGAAATACTTCAATCAGATAGGCTTTTAGAGTTCAATGAAGATGAAATCAAATATGTTCTTATAAAATTAGCAGATGCTAAATATATTTCAGGCACTCCTACATATGGTAGTAATCAACTAGTTGATTTTGATTGTAGTGGGCTAACCTGGAATGGACATCAATTTTTAGACACTATCAGAGATCCAAAAGTTTGGAAAAGGACTAAGGAAATTGCTTCCAAATTAACAAGTGTTTCCATAACTATGCTCAGTTCCATTGGAAGTCAGGTGTTAGCCAGCTTTTGGGAATTTAAATTCTTTTCCATCTATTAGAGCATAAACGTTCGTCGGTTTATGTCCTAAAATTCTCTTATAAAGCTTAAAATCTCTTTCGTCTGGTCCAATCATAGAAATATCATTACTCTTAGATGTTAGCAAAATAATGTTCTGACCGTCTTCTTTTGTGAAATAAATAATATCTTTCATGCTGCTCACCTCATAGCAATTATACTATAAAATAAAAAAAGCAGGCATCCCTTAAAGTAAAAGCTCTTAGGGCGCCCGCTCTCTTCATGTTATGTCACTCTCCTGAGTTTAGCACAGCAAGCTGTGCCCGTGTCACTCGGAGGTGACAAACATGAATCAATTAACATTCACATTGATTATCTTACTTCTTTTGATTCATGAAATCAATAAATAATCTAACCGCGGGCGCCCTAGATGCGCGCTCGTGTCGACCGCGCATCTGTAACCTGTCAATCGTCCACAATACCAGTGACGTTAAACCTAAGGTAATTGTGGAGGCAATTATGAAAAGAAGATATATTATTGCAGCATCAGCATTAGCTTTAATTGGATTAGCTACAAGTGCATGTTCCAATCACAACAATGAACAAGCTAAAAAAACTGATAAATTAGAGAAAATGACTGATAAGGCAGATAAAGAAGCTAAAGAGAAATCTAAAACAGGATCTTCAAATAAGTTTGTTGGCAACACTTTCAAAACTAAAAAAGGCTCAATAAAAATTGAGAAGTTAACCAAAGTTACTCTTAAGAATGCTACTCCCGATGGTGACATACACTATATTATAATTGATTCTTCATTCACTAATAAGGCTAAAAAAGGTGTAACTCCTGAAGACTTCTTTATGGATAATTTAAAAGTTGAACAAAAGTTAGCTAAATCAACCCATGAAGTTGGTGGAGAGCGTTCTCAATTTGAAGATGATTTAACTCCATGGAAAGACAAGATTAATGCTAAATTGAATAAGGTTGATCCTGATCAGACTGTTCAATTTGCTATGTCCTTCCAATTAGATAAAGATAATGGCGATAAAGATATAGATACTTACCTACTTCAACCATGGAATTCTGATACTGTGGATAGCTATGGCAAACCATTAAATATTAAAGTATCAGCAACACAAACCATTACAGTTCCAAAAGATGATGATAGTAACACAGACGATGATTATTAAATAAAACAAAAAAAGACCCGCAAAGCGCTGGTAACACTTCACGGGTTTGCTGATTGGCTGATATTAAACATTTAACCTAGAAAGAAAAAATGCTTTTTGCATACCCTATTTTATCAGAAATAGAGGTAATTTTAAAATGGTCAAATATTATACTCCTCAAGTAGAACCTTTAAAGAATGGTAAGTTTAAATATTCAATTAGATATACTGATCCCTCTTTTGTTGGTGTGCACAAAAGTTCTACCACAATTACAAAAAACACTGCTAAGGCTCGAAATTTAGCTGATGTGAAAGTCAAAAAGATGATCCAAGATAAGTTAAATATTCAATCTATTAAACAAATTACGATGGATAAACTTATTGAAGATTTACAAACTAATATGTCTAATCAGGGCTTAGCACCTAAAACTTTAGATACTTACTTTGCTTGCCTTAGTAAAATTTCTAGGACTTTCGGAAAAAGATCGGCTGATTCTATTACTGCTATTGAACTTAATACATACATTAATAATCTTCTTTATAAAGATGAATTATCTAATGCTACTGCACATAAATATCATGTGGTTTTTACAAAACTTTTTGATTTTGCAATTCAATTTGGGTATGCAAAAAAGAATCCAGCTTTAAAAGTAAAAATTAATTTAAAAAATGAACGTGCTAAGAAGCAAGATCGAGTAGAAAACTGGTATCTTACCGATAAAGAACTGAGCAAATTATTTAACCATTGTTTAGAAAAAAAGAGAACTGATTTTTATGCTTTATTCAAAATGCTATACCTTACTGGTATGCGTGTAGGAGAAGGATGTGGGTTGCTCGTAAAGAATATATTTCAAGATAAAGAAACAAAGCTATGGTATGTTAATATTTCAGGCACTTTAATTAGTACTGAAGGACATCGGAATGAAAGACAAGAGTTTACCAAAACATCCTCTAGCCAACGAACTATTGTTTTGCCTAAAGAAGCAGTTGTGATATATAAAGAGTTTTCTAAGGGACAAAACTCTAATGATTTCCTATTTCATAATAAATACAGTAATACTAATGGACCGATAAATACATCAGCTGTAAGTAGATTTCTAAGAGAGTTTGTAAATGAACAGAAGTGGAAGAAGAAAGCCACTTCACATATCTTCCGTCATACTCACGTTTCCAAACTTGCAGAGGAAGGATATCCATTAAGTTTAATTACCGATAGAATTGGTCATGCCAATTCTGATATTACAAGAAAAATTTATTTACACGTTACCCATAAACAACACTTAGAATTCGATGAAGCTATACAAAATTTTGAATAAAACTGTCCCTTTTCTGTCCCTTTTTAAGTTTAATAACCACACATAAAAGCCCTATAGCACTACTGCTACAGGGCTTTCTTTATTATTCTACACTTCTTAGGAGGAGAAGTTTCGATCAGTCATTTATATCCTAGTTCAAATTTTAATAATTGTTAAGCGCCTAATTACAGACAACTTGTCTTTTTTCAAAAAGATGAATATATTAAGAGTGAGTTTGTAGACCTTTTCTCTACTAATGAAGGAACTAATTTATGAAAAAATATCAATTTTTATCATTTAAAACAGCTGATATTGGCGACTACCTTAAAGTCTTTGCATGTACTGCCGTCATGTCGCAACCAATTATGTCCTTAGTTATGGACATCAGGCAACCAGCTCATACTCAAGATATTTTTGGTCTCCTATATAATCTAGTAAAATATACTGCCCCTGCTTTTATTTTTGGAATCTTATATACAACTACTAGAACCTATGATTTAGAAAATCACTTTTTATATAATAAATACCTTCGTAATAATTGGTCTAACTTATTCGTACCGACTATCTGGTGGACTTTAATTTATTTACTAGGAATGCCCTGGGAACAGCAAGTAAACAAATACTATAATTTTCCAACTTTTTGCTGGCAATTCATTAACGGAAATGCTGCTCCTCATCTTTGGTATAACACGATGATGCTACAATTTATCATCCTAATGCCACTCTTTTGGGCGATTAGTCGCTATGTGGGAACTAATATTAAACGTGGAATCATAATTGCAATCGTTACGTTTATCCTTTATTTCACCTGGCTTTGGTTTTACGACACCTATGTCTTTCATGGCATCCATCAAAACGATTGGTATTTACTGGATAGAGCTTTTATCTCTTTCTTTATCTATGGCGTCTATGGTGTTTTGGCCTGGCAATTACGCGATTATGTTAACGCATTTTTTACTAAATTTTGGTGGCTGCTTAGTATTATTTTTATCATTTGTTTCATTTGGACCAATCTTGAACTACAAAGTTTTGGCCACCCCATTAATTTTAATAATGCTCCGTATTATAAACCTTCCATGACACTATACTCTTTAGCAGTTATTGCTCTAATTGCTGCATTTTGCTTGCATCAAGTAAAGAAAAATTCTCAAACTAGTCTAAAAATTTTTCATTTTTTGGCTATTTATGCCTATCGTGCATATCTTTCTAATGTATTCTGGAACCAATTAGTTTGGCGCGGCCTAAATATGTCATTTCACGCTCACTATCATCCCTTTTTAACTTTCTTTGGGACATGGATTTTTACTTGGTGTTTATCTTTTGCTTCTGCTTATTTATTACATCTTTGCTGGACTTGGTTTAAAGAAAATAAATTGGTCAAAATTAGTTTTCTGTTCAATTAA